ACTAACCGTTTCACCATACACAATGTCTTGGATCTTCTTATAAAGAAACCTCATGTGGTTCTTCAACCGGTTCGCTTCGCGTTTGATGGTTCGGTCTTCTTCATCCGGTGTTGTATTACCCACCGCTATTTCTTCGGCACGCTCTAACAACTTCCGTTGATTTGGTGTCAAGTTACTACGTAACAACTCCAACACCTCACCTTCATGACGTTTGTATGAATCAACCGAAGGGAAATATTCATTGACAACCGCACGAAGTTTCGTCGCATCATCCGAAGAAAGGTTTCGGAAGAAGAGAGAGAACCGCGAGAACACCCACTGAACGTGGGTATCATCCTTGAAGGTGGCAGACATTAGAAAATAAGTGAATATTATGAATACTTGTTCCTATCTTTTTCTACTTATCGCCAAAAAACTACCAACATCAACTTGTCATAATATACATACTTATACACGCAAAAAACCTCCCATGTCATAATCTCAGACACACCTCGCGAAAATGAGATATAACAGAGGAGTTGTAACTGTTGACTTCAACAAGTCGGATTCGTCGGTGATATTCATCGCGATTCTTTTGATCATCATGTTCGGAGACAATGTGATTGTTGGAAGATTGACGGATACAAAGATATACATAATGGTTTCGTGTTTGTTCACATATGCGTTTCTTTACTTGTTGTATAAATGGGTGGATTTCATGGAGAGAAAACACAAGATACCTGCTACAGTAGAAGAGGTAGAAATCGTTCCGGATACTGTGTTTGAGCACGAAGATGAAGCATCCAGAATCAAAGTGAAAATGCATAAAGAAACACGAAAAATACCGATAGAAGAGAGTGAAACGGACGGTGAAGATGAAGATAGTTCTCCTTCGAAAAGAACAAAGAATACTCGGAAGGTCAAATCTAGAGTGAAGAAACTAGAGGTTATAGTTGTGAACTTCAAATCATGGTCGAAACATCCAAATAAATGGGAATGGTATTATTGGTTTGGATACTTGTTTGGATGGTTCAAGTACGAACCAAACAGTGTAGAAATAGAGAAAGGCTCTGGACATCATGAATATATATTATCGGGGATGTAACTACGTATCTGGGATATTATTTACGTTCACCACGGATGCATCGTGCCAGTTGCATGTCTTTTGGCATAATTGTGACACGTTTCGCATGAATGGCACAGAGATTTGTATCTTCCATAATACCAACCAAGTATGCCTCCGCAGCTTCTTGAAGTGCCATCAACGCAGTGCTCTGAAACCGTAGGTCACATTTGAAATCTTGAGCAACTTCACGGACCAAACGTTGAAACGGTAATTTGCGAATCAATAGTTCAGTTGATTTTTGATAGTTGCGGATTTGGCGAAGGGCGACCGTTCCGGGACGGTAACGGTGGGGTCTTCTACGAACACCATACATATTGATGTTTCTAGAAACTTTTGCTGCTAGTTCACTCCTAGGTGCTTTTCCTCCGGTAGATTTACGTGCAGTTTGTTTGGTTCGTGCCATTTTTTCAAGGGGTTCTCACAGAGAGTAATAATAAAATGTTGTATGTTTGTGTATTCTTAGCTACACTGGGGTAGAATTAATGAGGAACCCGGCCAGCGGGAAATTTCATTATTTTATTTTTTCGTAAAAATAACATAATAAATACATAAATACGTTATTATATTATGAATTTACCGTTAGAGTTAGTTGATAAAATATTACGATATGATGGACGAATGAAATATAGAAAAGGTGAATTTGTCGATATCATACACCCTAAAGATTCCCGATATTCCATAGTTCAAGATATTTCCAAATGATATGTCTAACAGGTTTTATTTTGAATTTGAATTTGATACTTTACCCGGTGTTGGATTGTGTTATGATTATTATTGGGGCGATATTTACTTTGAAATATGTTATTATGATTTGAGAAATAATAGTTGGAGACAAATAAAATCAATAATGGAATAATAATGTTAGACTAATCCTATCTATTAAGAACTTTTTTTTTACATTTTCCAGAATGTCCTCGTCGGTCTTCTTCACCCGTTTCTTCATTGTAGTAAACTGCGATACGGTTGTTGTGATTGTTTTCTCCAACAGCCGCATTACATTTGGGACATGATTCATATCTAAGGGTAAATTTTCCTTCTCTTTTATGTTTCTTAGGACTCTTCTTTTTAGGAACAACTCTTGGTTTTTCATTAGAAAAAGACACTGTATTTCTTGTTTGTTCTCTTTCCGATGAACTACTTGAACCTACATTCAGTTTCTTTTTTGAACGTGTTTCAGGTGTTTTTTCGATAACACGCTTTCCAGTTTCATATTGTGTAGACCATCTAACAATTTCGTCATCATCTTCATCATCGTTTGTCTTTTTCTTTTCTGGTCGTTTCTTTGTTCTGTTTTCGTTTGTAGGTTCTTCATCATTGAATGTGCTTTCAGATACATTATCATCCATGACAATAGTACCACCACCGCCAGTATTTTGGGGATTCGTGTTCGTGTTTGAGGAAGACGATACCGATGGGGTTGGAGAATAATACCACGGTCTCGTTCGAATTGGTGCAACCTCCGGTTCGAATGGATTACGCCATACTCCCTCAGGTGGAGGATAATCAAAAAATCGTTCATACTCACGCAAGGTATTTTGGAATGTGTCATATGTATGAACTGGGTCTCGTAATAGGACATGATCAATAATCTTGGGACGAGTAACTTCCAAACCATCATTATCATTACGTATTTTTTTCAGTTCCACCAAATCGCAACAATATTCATGATAAAGACTAGGGAACTTCAAGAAATCCACCCACATTTCTTCTATTTTCTCAGAAGGTGTTAGTGTAGGAACAGGGCCAATATCTTGTTTGGTTGATTTCAACACCAAAAACTTCTTCAACTCAAGTAGTTCTTCATCAGAATGACCGAACCACTTCTTCAGGGAACTCAGATCGAAATCAACCCGTTGAGCACACGCGTTATGAAACGACGCCATTTCTTGGTGATATTCCTTACATTGTTCTGGAGTTCGAGGGCGTTCACGTTCCATCCTTGTATCTTCTTGGTTCACTGATATTATGAAGATGCTGGTAACTGATGCTCTCTTGTGTGCTGTTTTTGTTGGTCAAGAAAAACCCCCAACAAAAAAGATATCATACACACGACGACCACACAATCTTTCAGAAATAAAATGTACGAAGAAGAAGAACCACCAAGGAACAAAGACCGTCCTTTCCAAGAGGATATTGAAAACAAAACTGCGGATGAACTCATACAAATGTATTCTGTTATCATCAAACGTGCCGTCATCTCAAACGATGAAACATTCATTCCGGATCTCAATGGAACTATCAAAGAAGCAACCTTGCGGTTACTAGAACTGGGTGTTGAAATGAATGCCGTGTATGACAAATTTGTCAAAGAAAACAGAGAGGAAAAACGACGCAAGGTAATGGAGCGTATTGAAATGGAGCATAAAGAAAGATTGGATGGTTGTGAACTCATCAACAACTTGCTATCTAGCACAAAGAAAAATAAGAATATCGCAAAAACAAACACATCCGTTCAGAATCGTGTTCGTTTGTTTGCTCACGGCTCTAAAAGCCCGACAACTTCTCGTAGTAATTCCGACCCTAGTCCTTTACGCAGTCGAAACGCGAATATTCAGAACCCCAAACGAAGTCGTTCAGATCTTGAAGTTGAAGAGCAAGAAAACGATAATGAATCAACATCGACAACTTCTTCTGCTTCTTATATTGGCGGTCCCAATGTGAAAAGAGAGAACCCTAATGGAAGAGGGCCCGGAAGACCTCCTGTAAGAAGAGGGCCCGGAAGACCTAGGAGGAATGAATAAATATGAGTTATTGTTGTGTGTGACTTGAATATGATTATACTAGCTAAATTATATAGTCTATATAATAGTGGCTATATGTAATCTAATAATTTACATGTAAATTGTATAAAGAAAACGTTATGTTAGTTATCATCAAATGATTAGCTCCAACTCCAACATGTATAATAATATCTTTATTTTCGCGGCAGGAGGTATAAGTGGAAGCGTGACGTTTTTAATAATAGACGAGTTAGATGAAATTCGGCGGGGGCGTTCAGTTAAATCAGTAAAAAACATATCACAATTATTGAATGTTGGTTTTTATGTAGGTTCAGCAAGTGCTTTATTCTATATTGTAACAGGAAAACCATTTGTCGAATATTTACTACAATAGCTAGTTCATTCTTCAATGTCCCTCTGGGAATATATCAACAGTGTCAACGCTGTCATCTAAAGGAGAAACATCTGATTCGGTATTTCTACGTCCATTACCAAGATTCATCAACATTTGTCTATTGGCACTGTATCCTTGAGAAATCCAATTTTCACCTGTAGGCCAGTTGATAGTTTCAATCACGTCTTCATTCTTGATGGTGTCCAACACATTACGAAGAGCATTCAATTGAGAAACGAATCCAGTGTCATCAACACGAAGAATGGCCGAAACTGCTTGGAGTGTCGCTGCGATATCTGCATTTCTCTTCTTGGTGCGTTTGCTTTGTTCATTGGCCTTTTCGCGAAGTTGTTTTTGGATTTCATACTCCTTGTAGTTGTAGATGCTGTAAAAAAAGTCATACGTAGGTGTCAATCCATACTTGAAGTAGAGACAAACAAGAACAAAGCAGGTGAAAGAACATCTCTCAGTGACAATCTGGTGTATGTATTTTCTGCACATAGATGAGCCGTCTCCTTGAAACAAATTGGTTGAAGTTCCGATGAGTTTCGCACAGATATCGCTTTCAGGCATTCCAGCATTTCCGTAAAATCCGGGCATCCATCGAGGTCCATGATAAAACCAAGCCTCCATAAGAATATACAATATGTTGTAGAAGTAGAGAGCAATATTGTATACAGAAGAGGTCGCTGCATCTAATAGTCCATAAATGGCTGATTTGGTTGTATCTCTAACGGAGTGAAAGAAGCCTTTTACTGAATCGGAAGTCATAGGAAGTGTGTGAACAGGTGTCTCCGCAATTTTCTTTGATGTTGTTCGCACAGTTTGGGCAAATGCTTCAGAAACAACTCCTTCTCCGCCACTCATCCTTGTTTTTATGGCAATCATACACAATACTCTACTTATGATGGATTTTTGTTGACCACTCATTTTTGTGGATACTGTATCGCCAAAAAGATACGACTACCGGAAGATATGCACACAAACGCGAACAAAGTAATTGTGAACACGGAGGAATAACAACAAGAAATAACAGTAAGGAGCAACAGCAATAAACACAAGAAGATGTCTGATTATGAATATGCACGTCAAATAGAGCAAGAAGAAATATTGACTAGCGAAATATCTCATTTAACTGGGGACGAGAAGAGTAGAAGACTCGTGCAATTAGTCAACTTATTAATCAAAGAAAAAAACGTGAACATAAAACATTTGAAGAATTGTAAGAAAGATGATGAGATGTTCAACGCCATTATCCATCTCCGAGTGTACGGAACAGTCCCTGAGGGCTTCTTCGGAACGCCCAAGTCTACCAATGATCATCCAGATGCCTCCCATGAACCTTGTGGAGGAGAAGAAACATTTATTCCCGTCAATCTATTTAAGTACTTACATATCGGCATTGAATACGGCACAAAAAGAACTGAAGCTTTGGAGAAGGGTGTGTTAAGACATGGAAAGCATATTTATTATCCTACACAATTTGAATTCAATAAAGATGAAAAAGAGTCATGGAAGAAAATATTCTTGCTTGAAGAGGAAAATAAATCACTCGCATTGAAAGTATTGCCATTTAAGAAGCTATCCGAGTTTATAATTGATGACCATACAATTTGCATTAATGAGGGTTGGTTGAAGGTGTTTGATTATGACTTCGAAAAGTTCAAAGAAGTCTATGAAAGTGAAATCAATGAGCAAACAAACGATTATGAACGCAAGTTTCTTATCAAAAAAGATGGCAGAAGCAAGATTGTGAAGAAAGGCAGCAAATTTTATCAATTCCATCTAAAGTCAGGATGGAAAATCGATGGATTCGAAGATGATGACTCCATGCCTCTACCGCCACAATCTCCACAAGGAGTAGATCAGATTGACGAAATCGACGAATACGAATTGCCTGACGAAGTGATCAAAAATATTGGCGACGAGTATATGGAAGGCAAAGCAGTTGAGCAAATGGAGCAAAAAGCCAAAGAAGAGGCCCAAGACGAGGAACTTGAAGCTACTCAAGGAAAGAAGCCTACTTGGCGTCGATACATTAACTTTATCAATTTATCAACTTCAGAGAGAATAACTAGGGACAAAATATACGTAGAAGGAGGTTTAATCCATATTGAAAATATATTGAGTCAAATTTTGAGTAGAGGAGAGTCCGACCAGAACGTCATAGACAAAAGTAAACCAACATTCAAGCTACAAAACGATTCAGAAAAAGAGCTATTAGACAACTTGGCGAAATTTGACTACAAAATTTCTACTGAATATGAAGAAAAAAGATTTGGCGAAATTTTAGCGAATTTTTTGATGTCCGTTTTCAAGAAGTATTCTCTTCCAATAAAATATTCGTATATCTACAGCAACAGTCAGATTAAAGTAAATCTATGCGATAAATACGGCGATAAATATAGCTCTTTTAATATGTGGGAGCATATGATTCAATTATTTTCTAGGCATGACCAATCGTTCGCCAAAGCCAAAAAGAGTAAAAGTGATAATAGCGATTTGTTCAAACTTGAAGAAAACGACAAGGTGAAGGTAGGCAAGAAGTCCATCGCCAACTATATGAAGACCCGGACGTGGATGAAGCTGTTGGTTGAAAAGTTGAATGACTATATTCACACGTTTAAAAACAAAATTCCTATGAGTGAAATAGACAAAATGTTTGACGCAACTTCCCCGAAGTCGTTATACAGAATCATCATTGAAGCGAGAGTTGAAATGCTGAAGGATGTATATGATCACGCTACACGCCAATATGGTAGAGGCGGCACACGTGAAGCATTTATGAACTCTATTATGAAAATAGAGAGTTGCTTTCAATTTGATTCGTTCGACGACGTATATTACTCATACGAAGACGCATACTACTTCTCCAACAAATTGGGCGAATGGTGTTTCAACGCCCTTAATGAATATGACATTCGTATTGGCACCTCCACATTTGGCTTTATAGCAGGAAAGATTAAAGACGACTCTATATGGAAAACAAAGTCTACTTCAAAAGATGACGACGACGTTTTTTCTGAATATAGCGACGCATTCGGGTTATTCCTTTCGCATTTAAAACGCGACTTTTTTGAAGAAGAAAATAAATACAGCTACATGAATCATTTTGGAGACATCAAACAAATTGAGCTACAAGGAAAAAGTAAAGCTGATGAAAAAAAGGCGTTATTGCAAGTTGAGTCAATCGACAAACATTACTTTAACTTCAATGTGGAGAGTTGGCTAAAGATGTTTGAAAGTGGAGTGAAAAAAGGCTTGTTTTTTAAGTTTATTGAAAAACAAGTAGAAATGATAGTAGAACGCGAGAACGAAGAAAAAGGAGAGCAAAGCGATATTGAAGAAGACGTAGAAAGAGAAATGAAATTTATAGAGTACAGAATTTGGAAGTTATTGATGAGATTCAAATTGCCACCACTTAACAAGTCTAATAATAATACGCCATGGAAAGTTTTAATTCCAAATGAAAAAACCGTGAGTCCATTCTACGTAGATGAATTTGATGAAGAGTTGAGAAAGAATGCGTATTTTCATCTAAAACATGAGAAAGAAAGACTTGAAAAGGAGGAGGCAAAACTCATTGCAAAATTCAAACAACCTACTGGCGAAATAAAAGATGAACGATTGAAATCCATTGTTAATGAAGATGACGATGGCTTCATAGTGAAAAATAACATTATAATAAATGAAATTTTGCCAAAATTGGTCGTTCTAGGCGAACGAAGAAATATATTCATTGATGGTATTATAAACGATAAAAAGTTAGCGACGCCAAAAACGAAAGAATTAGACTTGGAGCAAAAAGAGAAAATCTTGGAGCAAAATAATATCAAGATACCCTACGATAATGAAAAAGAACGTAGGGAAATACTTCGAGACACAATTTGTGGTTTCATTGACGTATATTCAGCCGATATATATACAACTTGCTCGTATTCAAAAAGAGCTGTCGCCAAATATATTGGAAAACGTCTCGACACGCCAGAGAAAGTTTATAATATGTATTACAATTGGTCCGACAGTAAAAAAAGCAACAGTGACGAAGACCACCACGAAAATGATAGCGACGAAGTCATTGAAGATATGTCTAAAATCATGTGCCGTCTATGGACGATGGACGTTCAAACAGAGAGTATGGCCAATTGTATAAAATACTTCAATGATAAAGATAAGGATGGAAACAATGAAAATCTTAGAATTCTTAAGAAAATTTGGGACAAATGGATGTCTGAAGATAAAGCCAAAACTTTGAGCTACAGCAATTTACATACAAAATTAATGCCGATTATCGAAAAGGAGCGATTGTTTGAAATACGTAAAGTGTTTGTCGACATAAACAAACAAGGTGAATTAGTAAAAACTGGCGACTACAAACTATGTAGAGTACGTAAAATCAGAAACGGCGAAAATGACCCTGAGCCTGTTTTACTTAATGGTAAAAAATATTGGATATGTGAAATATTATCACAACCTAGCGACAACAAATTTAACGTTGAATATCCAGTTACCATCGAAGACGTGTGTTTTCAGTTACCCGAAAAAAAAGACGTCAAGCAAAACACCATCAATAATATTAGCAAAGACGTAATTGACGAAAGCTACGAACTTGAAGAATTCAGTGAATTCCATCATGTACGACTTGGCTCTTGGAATGTAGCTTGTATGAATGGACCTGACATTCCTACAACTATAGAAGAATATGACCTCAAGTTTGGAAATATTACTGATGTAATACATGAAAGTTGTAGTAATATTGTCGCATTGCAAGAACTACCGAACGAACTCAAGCTCAAAAACAATAAGGACACTGAAACTATTATTAGAAAATTTGAACCGGATATTATGAATACTATAAAATCGTTATTGAAAAAAAATACTGGTTCTGAATGGGATATAAAATATCATCCTGTAAATCACTCTATTGACAGTTTGGGTCCCGGTGAAACATTGGACGCAAGGAAGAATCGTAAAGAAATTTATGCTTTTGTTTACAATACTTCAGTTGTAAGATACCTCCACCCAGATCAAGGGAAAACTAACAAAGTTGAAGACAGAAGAAGTTTAGATGTAAGATTCGCACGGTGTCCTATTATTTCGAACTTTTGCTCCAACAAATTAGAATTCACATTGTGCACTGTTCATTTACCTCCTACGGATAAAAAAGTGAAAACATACAAAGAGATTCAAGATTTAGGCGAAAAGGTATTTCCGGGACTCATTTCTACATTTGGAGAAAAGAAAGCCAAAAGTGTTATTTTCCTTGGCGACTTCAACATGGGTTATACGCAGAAGAAGAAACTACTTCCACGACCTACTGCGGATACTTGGGAAAAATTCACTGAACAAGGATATGTCCCTTGTATCAAAAATCCTACCAATGTCTTACAAAATATGCACTATGATAATATTTGGATGCATCACACAATGGCTGACCTCACTATTTCAAAAGCAGGAGATAGTAATACCGGCGTGATTAAAGTAAATGAAATAGAAGGGACACCTTTTGTAATAGGCTCTACTCTAGCAGAAGGATTCAAAAAAAGGGTAAGTGACCACAACTTGGTCTATGTAGATCTACGCAGCAATGAAGTCATGCCTTGGAGTTCCAGTAATGTAGTTCTTAAAAGAGACAACTAATAGTTAGTATTGTGTGTAGCTAGCATAGTGAAGATTATAGCCTATTCATCTACTATTTTCTATATTTTTTTGACGAAACACGAAAACAAGGTCGTTTCAGTATTTCACTTAATCTTTTCCAACACAACCTCCTCATTTTCAAAAAATATTCAATAGTGTTTGAATCGTGCGAACATAATGAATCGTGTGAAGAGTCTGATATATCACTTATTCCGTCTTCTTGAAGTTCATCTTTTCTATATATTTCTATCATCTCTTCAATAGGGTCTATGTATTCTCTATGAATATCTTTTCCCCACGTGGCAAGTGAGAGCGATGATGCTGTGTTTTTTTTATTTCCTTCGCCAAAACTCGATTTGCTCATTTTTTCAAGCAAAAATCCAAAAATCCACAGAGAGTATATAGTATTTTTGTATGAGAACTTGTCTTCATCTGTCCAAGGGATGAATTAATGACACCTCGCACAAAAATCTCACACAAAAAAATATTTCTATAGGAATCTTTTTTTGGAATCTTTTTGGAAAATCTTCAAGAATCTATTTCTTCAACATATCCGTGTATTCGCCAATATCGGATTCGTCTCACATAATAATCGGCGTTGAGTGGCTTACAATTATATGTTTGTCCAATATCTTCAAACACTTCTTTCACATATGAACTTAAGACATTTATTTCCTTCAACGTACTGATTTGGTCTTCTCTACAACGCCGTTCTAACGCATTTATAAATCTATATAATATATCTGTAACAGTAGTCACAATAAGATTGAATACATTTCGATTTTCTATCATTTTTTGATGTTTTTTATCGTTTCGTTGAATCTTCATTTTATATTCGTCTTCACTTATTTGATTTTTCATATACTGTATTCTTAAATCCTGATTCTTCAAATATGGGTCCACTTCGTTTTCCGGTATGGTGACAAATCGAATGTGTATGATGTTACGAGCACAGTGATAAAGATCACTTTCTATAGGATCCAAATAGTAAAACAATCTGATTCCACGTAACATATTGTTTATAAATCCGTGGTCGATTTCTTGTCCACAAGGATTATCCAATGGGTTTCTGGGCATTCCACCATTTTGACGCATGTATTCATAATAATGAGGATTATGAATATTGTTTTCTATACGACCAGTTCGAAAACTAAATGCCACGTGACATTGCGTACACCACATTTGGTCACAACCATCAATTTTGAATATGCCATACCCACAATTCGGACAAGGCTTCGTATCCTTTGATAATAACTTTGCGGTTTCTACATTGTTTGGGTCGCAAGTGTGTTCACAGTCTCGCTCTAAACCTTTTATTTCGTGGCAATCCGGACAAGTCCATTTCTCACACAATCCACATTTCCATTGACTACTTAAGAAACCGCGGCAATTTTCGTCTGGACAAGCTCTTACAAATTCAGACCGTTCACGTGAACCTTTACCTATTTCACTTCGCAACTGTCGCTGTCTTTCATAGATTTCATTTTGTTTTTGCCTCAGTCGTCTTATTTGTATTTCAAGTTCATAATTCTCTTTTGATAATTCATCGATTTGCTTCTGTTTTTCAATTATAATCTGTGTGGCTGGAAATAACGCACGCTCTTTATCATACAAAATGTTTTCACGATGTTTTTTCAAATCATTCGCAATGAATGTTTTGGTCATTGTTTGAGCTAAATGCTTACGTGTCCATTCTTTATCACAATTGGGCGACATACATCGTTGTGTTGTTTCCGATAAGAACCACGTTTGCCAACAAGAACGACACGCATCGAAATCACAATAACAACAACTTGTTTTTAAACGACTACTCTTGTTTGTTTTTTCACCACATATCATACATTCTTCCATCTTTAAATAGTTATGTTTTGTATTCATACATAAAAAACAAAAAACATAATCAATTTTTTACATTCGCCTTTGTTTGCTTGTCTAAATAGTCTTCACGCATCACATTACACGCACCACAATGGTCTTCGTTGGTTAAATCTACTTTCTTCGATGATTTTTCGTAGTCCAAATTCCATCGACCCATTTTAGGCGTTTTTATTGGTTTGAAATCAAATCTTGTAGGAATATTTCGTTTTATCACTTGTAAAAGAGGCACATTTTTTGACAAATATTGTAATAAATACATACACCAACTATATTATTATATGTATTTATATGTGGATATTTCTATGTTCATTTTACTAAAAATATAGTTTCGCTAAACTGTTGGAAAGAATTCCCAATCGAGGTCTTCGCACACCTTTTTCCAAATCATATCTTGGTCCAATTGTTTTTCTCTGTCTTTCATCATTGGAATATACGGCAAATATTGAACTTGGTCCAACAGTGTACATAACTGATATAATGTGTATGTATAATTGAAGAAATTTGTTCGATTTGCCGGACAATGAATGGCCCACGGTTTCTGTATTTCAATAAACAACACACATAATGTTTCGTGTAATTCTTCGTTCATAATGGGCGGTTTTATTCCCAACGTCGAATTGATATATTGAATGTGTTCGAAATATTTATTCAATCCCAACTTACGCAAAATTTCCCGCATTTTATCGTAATTGATTTCCTTGTAATCAGTAATACGTTCCTTCTTGATTCGGTCTTTGATAGACTGAATTACCTCCGGTGGAATTTGCGTCGTCTCTTTCGCCTGAAATTGGGACAGTATTTCCTTGAAATGATTCAATCGAATATATGCCGTGTATGAAACCTCGCTAGGCGGTTCTTTGTTGGCCGGTTTACTCGAGTCAACAATGTATGAAACATAATTCCCACACTTATCATTATTACAAATCAGAATTCCTTCTTCATCTTGTGGAATCAACTCGCCTTTGTTACATACTTCGCATATATCCGCAGGAACTACGAAGTCATGAATATTCAAAATATCATTATTCACGTTTTTCCAATAATTTTGATACAGAGATTTCGAATTCATATATTGCTGAGAGGATATGTCAGACGATTCCGCAGTGGTTCCTTTCACTTTGAAAAACGAATTCAATACATTAGTGTTTTGGTTGCCTCCGCCGGTGGATATATTTTTCTTTTGTTCGAAGTATTGGAAGACATATTTAGAGTTTTCCAACAAATAATCATTCTTTTGAGATTTCAACCTTTTGATTTTGAGTTTGTGGTCTTTGATTTGGTCTTTTATATCCATGAATTTATCGATTTCATTTTTCTTCAACCATTTCAAAGAATTTTTCAATTGATCGATTTCCTCATATAATTTAGGAATTTCTTCGGATTCTATTTTTTCAAATTTATTCAACATTTCACTATGTTTTTCATCGATATTGTTATTGGTATATACCGATTTATGACTTTTCATTTATTGAATGATTTATACTATATCTTATTGTAGCTTTTATTATATTTTTAGGCGAATTATATAATAAACGTCGTCAAAAAACAAAAAACATAATATCCAAATATGTAAAAATGCAGACGCCGAAACAAATAGAAAAAAAAGAATATCATAAAATGCACTTCATAACCAACGCAATTGAAAACGGATGGACAGTAAAAAAACGGAATGATTCATATATTTTCATAAAAAAGAATGAAAACAAAAAAGAGATTTTAAAAGAAGATTATTTAGAAACTTTTGTAAATTCGAATCTACATTCTCTTTCATAGGATAAAACAGGATTTTCGCGTATTTAGGCGAATTTACTACGGGTATTATAGGTAGGTATGTGTATGATTTTTACAATATACGAATTAAAATTTTTTTAAAATAAATTTTAATTTAGCGGTTTTTCTGGAATTTTTTTTCTTTTAGTAGTATATATTCACACAAGATGGGTGGAGCTTTGATGCAATTGGTGGCCTACGGGGCCCAAGACGTTTTCCTTACCGGTACTCCTGAGATCACCTTCTGGAAGGTCTCATACAGAAGACACACCAACTTCGCCATGGAGTCAATCGAACAAACTTTCTCTGGTCAAGCCGATTTCGGAAGACGTGTGACATGCACAATCTCAAGAAACGGTGATCTTGCCTACAGAACTTATCTTCAGGTGACTCTTCCTGAGATCAACCAATCCATGGCTGGTGCCGCCGCTGGATCTGCCGTCTACGCCAGATGGTTGGACTATGTTGGTGAGCAACTTATTGCCCAAGTTGAGGTTGAAATTGGTGGTCAAAGAATCGACCGTCAATACGGTGACTGGATGCACATCTGGAACCAAGTGACAATGACATCTGAGCAACAAAGAGGATACTTCAAGATGATTGGTAACACCACTCAACTTACCTACATCACTGATCCTACATTCGCCTCTGTGTCTGGACCTTGTGCCGCCAACGGTGCCCCTACACAAGTGTGTGCCCCAAGAAACGCTCTTCCTGAGACCACTCTTTACGTTCCTCTTCTTTTCTGGTTCTGCAGAAACCCTGGACTTGCCCTTCCTCTTATTGCCCTTCAATACCACGAGGTCAAGATCAACCTTGACTTGAGACCTCTTGGTGAGTGCTTGTGGGCCGTCAACTCCCTTTCTGCCACCAGCGGAACTCAATCCGTCACCACTGCCTACCAACAATCCCTTGTTGCTGCTTCTCTTTACGTTGACTATATCTTCCTTGATACTGATGAACGTAGAAAGATGGCACAGAACCCTCACGAGTACTTGATTGAGCAGGTTCAATTCACTGGTGATGAATCTGTCGGATCCTCATCCAACAAGATCAAGTTGAACTTCAACCACCCTGTCAAGGAACTTGTCTGGGTTGTCCAACCTGATAGCAACGTTGACTACTGTGCTTCCCTTGATGCCGCATCTACTCTTTTCAAGACTCTTGGTGCTCAGCCATTCAACTACACTGACTCTCTTGATGCTCTTCCTAACGCCATCCACGCCTTTGCTGGACCTGCCGAGATCAGCGGTTCTACCGAATTCGTTACCTCCCAAGGTCTCTTCCAAATGCCTGGTGCCATGGATGTATCTGGACATGGTGTTGTTGATGCTCCTTTCGATGCCCAATCTGGTGCCGCCGGTGCCTCTGGTGTATCTGATGCCGGTTCATTCGTCCTTGCCGAAACCGCTCTTGACCTCCACTGCTGGGGTGAGAACCCTGTCGTCACCGCTAAGCTTCAACTTAACGGCCAAGACAGATTCTCTGAGCGTGAGGGATCATACTTCGATGTTGTCCAACCTTTCCAACACCACACCCGTGCCCCTGACACTGGTATCAACATCTACTCATTCGCCCTTAGACCTGAGGAACACCAACCATCTGGAAGCTGCAACTTCTCCAGAATCGATAACGCTGTTCTTCAATTGGTTCTTTCTTCTCCTACCGTGTCTGGTGTTGCCACCGCCAAGGTCAGAGTGTACGCTGTTAACTACAACGTGCTAAGAGTTATGAGTGGCATGGCGGGCGTAGCATACAGTAATTGAGCGGTATGGCCGGCATTTGTGACCTACATATTAGATAAAATTACAAAAATCATAAAAAATATAAAAATATTACTATAAAAACTTAAAAATTATTATTAACATACGAGTAAATAATAATTTCATAATATATTTTTCTGTGTGACCTACATGTGTAAAAGATGTGTTTAGTTTATTATATATTTATATTATATATGTCAACAACACCACCAAGTTCGCCAAGTAGCAACTCCAGAATTATACCGATTTCACCTCTAACACCTTTAGTGTATGATACAAACAATTACGCACGAAGTTCCAATGAACACGATGGTATACCGCTCACTAATGATGACGATATTGCTAGACAAAATGATAAAAAAATTCTTGAAGCACATTTGACAAGAATAGACGAAAAAAAACAAGAAATTAAACGAAGAATGGAGTTAATGGAGTCACTTAAAACGGCCTCTCCAGGTTTTATTCAACAAAGCAAGCTAGGATTGGATATACAACAGTTGATTAGAAATAAAATACAAAAAAGAAACGCACACGAGCAACAAGCATATCAGCCATACGATAATCCTGAACAATTCTGGATGTCAAATTCCACAGAAAAACAAAAAATTATTAATATGTTGGATGAAGAAATTCAAAAATTAGAAGCAGAGTATGAAAAAATAGTCGAATATATCAAAAAAACTTATCGAGATGAAGCCGAAAGAATAGGGTATGGAAGAAAAAGAAAAAAAGGTGGGAAGAAATCCAAAAAAAATAAAAAATCACGCGTTAGAAAAACAAATAAACGTAAGGGTACAAATAAAAAAATAAAATAGATATCTTTAATGTCATTCTTGGATTACATATTCAAATCGTTTTAATTATCCCAAACCGAAAGAATATAAAAACTAACTTTTTATATTTTCATAATATGTCTTCCTTTAAAACTCATGTTGCTACCACACAAAATCAATTATTGTTGGACAATCTAATGGAATTTTATGAAAACAAAACATATTTAAAACAAATGATGAATATCATCAATGGTGAATCGAATATTTCTCTCCGCATTATCGACTGGTTCGTCACCAATTTCGCCAAGAAGAATTATACTGTGTATGAGATTTTAACGAAAACCACTCTTGATGGAGAACCTGAACGCAAGCGTTTCAAAGTCTATAATGATTATAAACTCAAACTCAAAGCGTATTCAAAAAAGAAATTTGACCCATTTTGCCGTTGGGAACGTATTTCTATTCCATATGACAGTAACACTGTTATGGAAACCACCATCGGTCAACTGAATTTTTTCAAATGGGCCATCGAAAATAAAATCATCGACTATATCTGCGAACACTATGAATCCATTGAAAGCGATATGAATACACGCAATAATACATACAAGAATCAAGGAAAACCCGACACTAAAACCCGCAAGAAACGCGAGGAACTATCCATTTACGCGTGTAAGTGTATCAAAAAAGAATCAGTGGAAATTGTCGTTAAATTCAATTAATAAAAAAAATTGATTTACTTTTTTCTTTTTTGTTTACAAGTATCAAACATAATCAAGTATTATAAGCAAATATGGAAATTGATAGAAATCCTCATTTAGTCGAATTAATTCGCCGCATGAATAAATATCATGAGATAAGAAGAAAAACAGACATCATACACAAAAATATTGAAAATCATTTATATAATAATATTCTTACTGGAGAAATGTCGATTGATTGTATAAAATATGACTCAGCACCTAATCTTGAGATAAACTACTATTCACGGGTTATGGAACATCAGAAAGCAAAAGTAGAAGTATTGAAAAAAATTCGGTCTGTTTATTTATATTTCAACCGTATTAAAAAAAACATATTTAGTTTTTGTAAAGAACGCCAAAGCTTATGGAAAACGAATGTCGCCACTGTAAATCGTTTGAAACAACAACTTGACAAAGAAGCTGAAACCTATCCAGAAAACCAAGACATAAAACGTGCCATAGTTCTACTTAAATCTACTCTAAACAAATATAGATCGGATTATGGGATTACTATCGGTCTGGTATTGAACCGTTTGTTTTACCGAGATATTTCTTGGACCATTTATGAATATATTTGAATTTCTATTCATATACATAATAAAAAGAATCACCTATTTATTATGCAAAAAATGTTTTGTGGATCATTTATTATAGCATTCTAACACTCTTGCCGATGGGTCTACTACATCACCACTCCATTTAGGTAGCCAATAATACGGTATTGTTTTTTCAAATCCACTATAGAATTCATTGAATATCTCTCGAAAATACGCACTTTCTTTTAATTGTGGCGGATTCCAAGTATATTTAGCTCTTATTTCTTCAAACTCCATGTCAGTCATCTCCGCGTTGACTTTTTCTTGTATGATTTCAAACCAACCTCTTTTTTGACTAGACACACCGTCTGACATCGCCTCTTTAACTCTCCATAAAACTTCCTTCGGTAAAATATTATCCTCATCAAATGCTTTTCTCAACAAATATTTTTCTATATTGTGTGTGTTGGGCATTTTCATTGTAGGTGGAATAGACATATAATAGTTTAGAAATTCCTTGTCCAAAAATGGCACTCTAACCTCTAGACCCGCACCTGCGGTTGACTTATCACATCGAAGATTATCATAATAACATAGGTCTTTCATCAAACGAATACATTCATCCTGAAATTCTTCTTCATTAGGAGCATTTTTGAAATACATATAACTTCCAGACGCTTCGTCACTACCTTCTCCACTAAAAATTACAGTTGCGTTTGTATTCTCCTTGATATACTTCGAAAGTAAAAACATCGGCGTGCTTGCTCTGATAGTAGTAGTATCATACGTTTCAATCTGTTTGATAACATCTCTGATTCCATCTAACATCTGTTGTTCTGTAAAGATTACTTCGTGATGGTCAGTGCCCAAATGGTCCGCTACCATCTTTGCGTATTTCAAATCTACACTCCCTTCCATTCCTACAGAAAATGTTTTTAAATGACCTCTTGGATAATGCCCCGCGACTAATGCGGTGATCAAACTACTGTCTAATCCTCCAGATAATAAACATCCAATAGGTCTATCAGATAATAATCGTTTTTTCACCGCCTTCTCCAGTTTTGTTCTAATGTTTTGAAGTATTTCTACTTCATCTGTAGCCTCTGATATTGAGTATTTATAGAAATAATACCGATGATATACACCTTCATTTAATTCATAATAACATCCGGGCTTGAATTGTTCTATATCATTCGCAAGACCCTTAACTGATTTTAACTCACTTGAAACCACCGTTGCCATTATGTTTCCTTCAGTATCTTTATCAAATCCCATATACATCGCACGCACTCCCAATGGATCACGAGCCATAAAAATCTTATTTGTATGATTATCAATGAGAACAAACGCAAAAACTCCATCGAGATTTTTTACTGTATGTTCAATACCATATTTTTTATACATATGTAGAATAACCTCACAATCACTAGACGAACTAAGTGAGAAATTATTTTGCTGTATGAGTTCATTATAATTGTAAATTTCACCATTACAAATAAGCGTCAATCCAACATCATCAGGATGATTTAAGGGTTGATTACCTGCTTCCGACAAATCATTAATACATAGACGATGGAAAACCAAATAATTATACTCGTCAACCATTCGCGTCACTGTATTATCGGGGCCTCTGATTTTTGATAACATAGCTATTTTTGTTATATCTGTTTTTGATTCATCGGATATTTTTTGTTTACTCAAATACGCAAAAATACCACACATTGAATTTACATTGTATATTTGTCAAAACTTTATATCAAAATTTGAAACAATATATTCATACACATTGATTATTAACAATCATATTCCGCATATTATCACAGCTATCCACATCAGTGTTTTCTTTCAAACATCTATCATATGACCTCTTCAATAATGTGCACCAGTCTAGTTTGACTTCAGGCGGTTCAATCGGCTTTGGTTTCGGTATCATTATTGTATCCACTAAATGACGTCCAATAGCACTTCCAGTCCCTAATGAGATACCGTCCATGATGGATTTTCCGACAGATGCTCCCATAGATGGTTTTGTGGGAATATTTAGCGGAATTTGTCGAGGTTTAGGCGGTGGCGGCGTTTTCTTCTTCATTCCACTATATTCTGTAATGTATATTATTTTTATTCTGTTTTTCATACATAATCATTTTATGATTATCGACCACATTTAGCACCATCATAGTTCGCCCATATTCCTATTGGTAAATCCACATATCGGAAATTATACTTGTTGGAGTTTCGAATCAGATTCAAGAAATTGTAATCACCACAAACTTCTGACTTGAATTTGAAAACAGAAAACACACTATGATGGACACAAAAACACGCCATATCTATATCACCATTCATAAATGTTTTGTTCTGAAAATGAACATCTTTAGGCAAAATGCGGTCCTTGTATATTTTAGCCTTGTAAATTAGAACATCGGTTTCTTTTGATTTTTCACACAATTTAGCCAATTTTTCAATGAACGACGCATCAATCATTTTACTATCGTCATCTAAGATAATGACCCACCCTTCTGTTGGAATTTGTCCTAAATCATTCAAATATAAATTGTAAAATGCACGACCAGCTTTCTTGTTAGGGGTCACACTAATTACATCGGGCTCATTTTCTAAATAAGAACAACTCGGGTTATCACAACTTTTAATGTGTCTGATGTTTTCGTAAGACTGTAAATTGATACTATCTTTCAATGCTTTGTAATAATTTGGACGTTTCCCCGTTCGTGTTAATATATTGATAGTTGTCATTATATGTTTCATCAATATATTTTTTAGTTAAATCAAACACAAGACTATGTATGAATTATTATATATGCCATATTATCCAAATCTTAACTTGCTTTTTATTCATATTCCTAAAACTGGCGGTTCAGCGATTGAAGATGAACTCCAAAAGAAGAATATCAAATCTACACTCATCCAACGAGGACAATCAGTTGCTGGTATTTGTAATAATATGTTGGACCATCCCTATAAAAACAATTCCCTACAACATCAATTCTATAGCACAATCTATACCTTCCGTGATAAATTAAACGTTAATTTTGAGAATATACGAGTATTTTCTGTCGTTAGAAATCCGTATGATAGAATCATAAGTGATTTGATATGGCTGAAACTTATCAACAGAGATGCCTCTCCAGAAAAAGTTTTCGATGTAATCAAAAACAACTACTTGTATAGGACGGATTTGGATAATCACAATCAACCACAATACAAATTTATCACAAATGATAATGGTGTGATATATCCAAATATCATAATACTTAGATGCGAAACTTTAAACGAATCGAACGATAAATTAAATGAATATATAGGCGTTTCTATTAATATTCGAAAATCAAACGTCAATAAAGACTATTCGAAATATCTAAACCAAGACAGCATACATATGATCAACGAATTTTACAAAAAAGACTTCGAACTATTCAACTACAAATTGCTCGACTAAAATAAATTGTTATCTATTGTGACTCCATTAGCTCTCACCCTCTTTCCTTTCAACCTAAATATTGACTTATGTTTGATGTTGTTCTTATTTAGAACATATTTCAAGAAACTTTCAGAATGTAAAGGACGATTCTCTGCGTATTCCTTCGCAAATGACAATCTCGAACCATACACAACCATCGACTCCGGAGGACCCACCGCCATTCTATCATTATATCCCTCAAAAAGGGCAAAAGATGGTGTAAGAACCAGCTTCTCTCGATGACTTTGTAGAATGTCTTCTATACACAATTTGTTATATTTCAAATCAGGACGAATATACAATACTAAATCGTATGTATTTCCACTCTGTTTCCATAACTTGGTAACCTCATTTAACGAATTCATCTGACATAAAAAATTTTGTAATGATTTATAATTATCATTCCACGGATCGCCATTTTTCTTATATGTTTTAAATTCTAATTTTTCTAAATATAGCATCTGGTTTGTAACAACGACATTTTCACAATTTAATAATTTATATTCATCTTTGTCTAATTTACATTTATTTTCTTTGGACCTTGCGTTTGTTAATTCCTCTAAATCATATGTATGTAAAAATTTTGTATATGTTATTCCATTTGATGAAAGCACCTCGAAAATATTCTTTTGTATGGATTCAATCGTATATTTCAATGAACGAGTCAGACCAAAAAAACATATAGCAATGTGCATTTATTTAATAAACGAAATTAATCTTTATCTTAATCAAATTATAGATTTTTTTTGAAAAATAAGTTATTTACAAATTTTATCTATCGGCAATTTATGAAATCCATTTGGATGTGGAAAGTAATATTTACCACAATATCCTAGATGGACACACTTTATTTCAGGTTCATTTTTACTATTTATAGGGACAATTGCTTTTATTTCTGCTATACCCCATCCCATTCTAACTCTTATACCACCATTTGAATTAGGATAATCAAAATTTAGAAATGAATTACACTTTAACCATTCATTCATGATTTCTTTTGGATAAAACCAACACGCACCAAATCTATTGGTTGGTTCTATCGCATTGCCATTTACTGTCTTTATTAGTTTTGAAGGGTCTCTTATATCGGAAAAAAAATACTCATTATTAAGGTTGTAAACTAACCTTGGTATTGTATATACTTTCTTTTCTGTTTCAAATAAAGTCACACTTTTTTTTAATAAAAAATCAATAGTTTCCTTGTAAATTATAGTGTCATCTTCAGAATATCCAAACCAATCATAGTGATTAATTTTATTCAGCATTGATAATCTATGTTTTGTTGTTAATCGATATGGATGCTCATCTTTAAATTCGTGTTTATTTATAATAAGATTAATATCAGGATAATTTGATGAATCAATCTTGCTAATATCTTCATTTTCAACATTTACATCAAGAACAACATCTTTCTTTGAAAATCCACTGTATTCATTGATTTCTTTTAAAAATTTCAATACACCACTTAATACATGCTCTGTAAATTCTTTGCTTGTTTTATCTATTCCATTCTTATTATCTAATCTTTTATTTGGATTCATGTAATATGCGATATGCATTAAAAGTGTTTTACTCATTAATATATATATTTATAACAAACACATAATAAAATCTCATAAAAAAAACAAAAGAATTTTGTTCTCATATCGTTTTTTCTCTGGAGATTTTATCTTAAATATCTTATATGATTATATTGGAAAAATGGTATGGACGATTAGGCAACAACATTATTGAACTGTCGAATATTATAGACATTGCCTTGTTCTACAAACACAACATACAATTCAAAGTTTCACACAAATTATTTGATCTCAAAATCATACATGATTATTTTTGTCAATACAGCAATAATGAAATTTTGAGAGACGTCAATAATTTTTTCTATCAACAAAGATTACCTTTTCCAAAAGAAGTCTTCAACAATAACAACCCAATTAAAATCCACTTGTTGAAACAAGCCTTTTTAGTTAAAGATATTAACAAATTAGATGAAGACGATGTTGTCATACACATACGCAGTGGTGATATATTCAAGAAAAAACCACATCGTATTTATGCCCCACCGCCTTTGGCGTTTTATGAACACATATTAGATAAACATGAATACAAAAACATAATTATCTTATGTGAGGATATGGTAAATCCAGTAATAAATGAATTACTACAAATATATGAAAATAGCACTTATTGTAAAAATACGCTACAAGATGATATTAGAATACTACTTGGAGCCACAAATGTAATATCTAGTGTAGGAACATTTGTGCCATCATTATTATTATTATCAGAATATGTAAAATATCATTATTCAATACATTTTACTGAACCACAACTAAGGGGGTATTATTTGGATATGATACCTTGGAGAAATACCCCTTCACAAAGATCTTACATATTGAATTATCGAATTCCCGAATCATTCGATATTTCTCCGAAAACCTTCTAAAATAATTAATATGATTTGGTATTCTTTAATTTATTATCCATAGCATCTTTTTCTAAATGATATGTTGAACCCAAAAAGGCCAACAAGTAATAACTTGGAATACAATTTTTTAAACAATGCCTCAATTTTTTCTCATCCGATTTCGGTTCCTTAGGGTGCACTGTATATTTCATCAACGCATCAAACAGTTTTACGCCCTTTCTATCTTTTTCTTTCTCTAAATCAATACGATACCCAATAAACTTTACAAAATCATTATCTACACTATCTATTATTTCTTGATGGTTTTCATCAAACCCCCATTCTTTGTATCTTTTCGTGTAAAGATCAATGATTTGATCAATTACTTTATCTTTATCAATTATTGCATCTTCTAAATTATTAATGTCACCTCGTTGACAAATGTATGAATGAACCTGAGACTTAATAGAATACCTTTTTCTTGTATTCATATTTGTTTTTCTTGTTTTTTTCGTTTTGGATGGCATAATTCGTATATTTTATCTATATATGTATATAGAGATAAAATGAAAGGACTGTGTTCAACTAACAGAGCAGTTACCACTGTGTATCGCACTAAGATCACACAATTCTTAGAATCATTGCCATACAAAAATGAGATTACGAAATTCTTGATTTTGCTTTCTGATAATGATTTCGAAAGTGCCTGTCCAATGATGCCGTCTTTGAATTATAGAATCATACACTTCAATGATTTTCCAGGACAGCTCATCATTGACCGTTTCTCAAACATTGAAAATCTTGATTATAAAATTGAAGATAGTCCACAGCCTAAATTGTTGTATATTTTGTTACCAAAAGAACAATTGTATATAAATATCAAAGACTATGACTCTAGAATTCTTACCTCTAAAATGGAAGAAATCACCAATATCTTCATGTATTTAGGAGCAACTGAAATTAATTCAACTAAATACTACAAAACCAGCAAAAATGAAAACATAACCATCGGTGGCGGCGTCGACATAAACAGTGTCAATGTATCTTCTGAAACTTCCGGCGAAAATACCACTACCAACATAAATGAGACTAGGGAAACACTATCATTCCCATCTCAACCTGATTTTAAAGTTTTCATCCCTGAACTATACAACTACCATTATCTACCTAAAACAAATGAATGGCAACATATTATCAAACGAAGAGTCGATGGACTTATCAAGGAATACAAATACACATTTATCAACACTGAAACCAAAAAATTGAGGAGAAAATTAGTCAACAAATTAAAATATTTGAATATTACTGTAGATTATAATCACGAAGAATTCCTAAATATTAAAAAAACATTCGATGTCAAATTCAATGATTTAATAGAACAAAATATATCCTATGGAGACTTCGAATTTGTATCTCACAATAACTCAATCCTTCGACATGTCCGTGAAGAAACACCTATGGAAGAACCCGATAAACAAATCATAATTTCCAGCGAGGATATTGAAATCAATGGTGTTTGATGAATATAAAAGTTTTTCTTCATATATAATATCTCATTGAAACATAATGAAATTTTATCTGAAAACTATATTCAGCGTTCTTGCGTTTGTAACCCATTCATTCGCTAAATCAGTCAACAGCGGATGCTTCTCTGGAAACAAAAAAATAGATGTCTTTTGTCAATATATAGGATGTTCTAAACAACCTTTTCGCGGACAATATGATGAACCTATTATCATCAAACATATCAACAATCAAAAACAAGAAAAAATCAATTTTGTATGCAGTAGTCAAACACAATCCAATACCATCAATTATAATATTGTCACCTCTAACCAAGACAATGAATTCTTAATTCCTATATCAATCTCAAACAATAAACAATTCTGGTATAGCCCACCAGTAACACCTACTTTAGGACATATTAACATTACATTCGACAATTTGAACGCACTCGACACCAATGACCATATTGTTATTGTAAGACAAGACCTTTCCGTCTATTGTGAAATTCTTATTAATCATATTTCTAATAGTCATACATATAATATTGTGACTGAACCATCAAATGACACCTATATGGTAAGAGTTTCCTTATATAATTATGACAAAAATGATTATCCAAGTTGCCCAACCCCCGAAAATCCGCTGTGTGAAAATTGTCATAAAATACATATTCAAAACCATACATTGACCAATACTCCATACCATCTACGACAATCCCCAAGGCATATATTAGTGTATGAAGATACTTTGAATATGAGAATTGTAAACGGTCTTGCATAAATCTACATTTGATTATTCCTAAATATATCAAAACCAGCCATTTTTGATATGTTTTTATTGATTAGTTCTCGAAGGTTCTCAAACACTCCTAAATATTTTCTGTTCATAGATTTCAATATTTTTGCTAAAGTATTTTTTGAATGATTTTTTTTATACAAAATTTTTTAGAAGGATTTGAGAACCTATTGAGAACCTAATTATGAAAGTTCCTAAATCAATCAAAAATGGCCGTTTTTTAGAGATTCTATTGTTTGGTTCTCGAAGGTTCTCAAACACCTCTAAATATTTTCTGTTCATGGATTTCAATATTTTTCCTAAAGTATTTTTGAATGATATTTTTGAACAGTTTTTATTTTTAAGATTTCGAGAACCTAAATATATGTTTGAGAA